GGCAGGAGACAATTTCCATGATGGAGATGTCAAATGCTGGGACGGAACCCTAGACGGTGAAACAGTTTCTGCTTCCATTGAAGTAATGGTTGCCTGGCTCAAACACTTCGACCCAGATGCCGACATTTATGTCGCTAATGTTGTTGGCCACGCCTTATTTCAACGAGTCCACATCTGTGGAAATACCGTTTACCTCTGTGAACCTGGAATGCCTTCTGGTAGTTTTTTGACTGGCATAGTCAACACAATTGGCTGGAGAATACGCGGCAAAAATCTTTGGATTATTATCACACGCACTCACGACCCATCAAAAACTTCATTAAAATCTTTTCATTATCACGTCAAAATTGTTACTTGCGGTGACGATCTCGCCGGCGCTTGTAGCGACGAAGTTAAACATTTCTGGAATCCCGAATCGATTGCGCTTTACCTTAAAGCCTACGGAATTAACTTCATCCCCCCTCAGAAAGAAGCTGATAAAATTTTTACATCAGGCTTTCTACCCCTTGAAGACATGCAATTTTTAAAGTGTGTCTTCCGCCGCGATCCCGAACACCCGGATCTCTTTCATTCTGTTATGCAGTTTGATAATCCCATTTGCGAATTAGTAAATTGGATAAGAAAAGGCCAACCCGCCGAATTAGCTCTTCACTCAAATCTAGAAGATGCCCTCCGCTTCATGTACGGCCATGGACGCGAAGCTTTTGAGGCTTTCAAAAGTAAAATAACTAAAGCCTGCGACGAACATAGTCTGCGCGCCCCGATGCTGACTTATGATGAGCTACATTACAACTGGCTCCTCGCAAATGAACGTATTGTTTCCTAACTGGTTCACCAAACCCAGGTTCTTGTTTTTTATAGAACGCTATTGAAGTGCAAAGTTAACAATATTATCATTACTCTTCGGGAACTACGAATTATTAATTTTCTTCGTTTTGTGTATTTTCTCATTGCAGAATTTCACCCTACAACCTTCAGTTGTAGAAAGTAAAAACCACTAAAAT